AGCTAGTCGCACCACCTATCAAAGCCAGTAAATTTCTACTGGCTTTTTTCTTTCCTAAAATTCACTTCTAAATCAATGATTTACACACAATTAACACAATCCATCACTAAAATTTTAAGCCTCAAATATTGCCAACTTTTAGTTATTTTTATATATTTTTAGCCATTGATTACGCCAAAATTACGCAAAATTTTGTGCGATTACGCCAATTAAAAGTGTGAGGTGAGATATGGCTACAATGCGGAAACGTGGCGATAAATGGCGAGTAGAGATTTATAAGAATGGAATAAGAAAATCTAAGACTTGTAAAACAAAAGCAGAGGCAACTCAATGGGCTTTAGAAGAGGAAAAGAAATTAGAGCTACAAGAACAAGGGTTGCAACCTGAAACCGTCTTAGCAGACGTTGTAGAGCGTTATTTGAAAGAAATTACGCCAACCAAGAGAGGAATACGCCACGAAACTTTAAGACTTAATAAATTCACCAGACATCCGATTTGCAATAAGTTTATCGGTGATGTGACAAGAAAAGATTTTGAACAATGGATAGCGGAAAGAGAAAAAGAAGTTAGTGGTGAGAGTATTAGACGGGAGTTATCCACCATCAGAAATATTTTTAATGTTGCTGTCGAACGTTGGAATTATATTGAAAAAAATCCAATGATAGGTTTGGTTTTGCCGAAAGGAAGTGAGCCAAGAACTCAACGCTATTCAGATGAAGAAATAGAAATAATACTCTACGTTAGCGGTTATAACGATACACTTAAAACGATAAGAGCAAGAAGTGGTGCTGCTATGCTATTTGCGATTGAAACAGCTATGCGAGCAGGTGAAATTTGCGGATTGACTTGGGATAATGTGAATTTAGAGAAAAGAACTGCTTATCTACCAATGACTAAAAATGGCACTTCTCGGACTGTTCCATTGACAAGAAATGCTGTGGCTATTCTTGAAAGATTGAAAAAAGAGATTGGAAACACTGGATTGTGCTTTCAATTAGATACCCGTTCACTTGATGCTGCTTTCAGAAAGATTAAGAAAATGGCAATGTGTGAGCATTTACGCTTCCACGATACAAGACGAGAGGCATTAACGAGACTGGCTAAGAAAGTTGATGTGATGACTTTGGCTAAAATATCGGGGCATAAAGACATCAGAATACTTCAAAATGTCTATTACGCCCCGAATATGGAAGAAGTTGCTGAACTTCTAGATTAAGGCAAAACTTCTGGGAATGGATCGTCTGTTATCCAGCTGATAACAGGCATGCGCATATAATCAAGGTCTGCTGTTGGCACTTTATCCCTGAATCTCAACTCGATATAAGCTCTATCACCTATACTAGCAACATACACAGTAGCAATCTCATCACCGTCATCGCTATAGAATGGGAGCATAACAGGGATACTAGTGCGAAAGCCGAATGGTATTTTGTTATTAGGTAGAATATCCATTCTTTTTGCGTGGTTTTTTCGTGTAAATTTAGAGTTACTGCTCCCGTAAAAAGCGATGGTGTCCCAACGACCTTTACTGAAAGAACACTCAACTGTGTTGTTCACTCGTCTTAGGGTTATACTTCCCTCTTTAATATTCACACTATCTCTACTCATTCGTCTAGAGCCAGTGTCGCCAGAAATAACAACCCATTTATTATTCTGCTTCTGCCACAAGTACGCCCCAACGCCTGCACCGTTTGTTGAATTATAAAAGGTTCCGTTTGGCTCGTTACCTTTAATCTTATTTGCAACGCCATTTAATACGTCGCCTGTTGTGTCAGGTTTATCTGGCCTACCATTTCCAGTAATTATCATTGAATCACTAGATTGACTGCCGCGGCCACCTTCTGGAATTTTCTTCTCAATTCGCTTAATTTCAGTTCCCATGAATTCAGCGAATTCTGATATATTCGCTTGAAATGTCATTATTTATTGTAACCTCTGTTATATGCATCTTTTAAATTCACACTATCTAGAGCAGTGAATTTTTGATTGAGCGTGGTTAATGCTTCATTGGATTGTGAGATTTTTTGAATGAGTTTGTTCAAGCCATCTTCGCCTGTTTGAATGCCTTTTAGCATCTCACCAAGCTCTTTAATAGTATCAATGCTTGCATCTACTTCGCCACCCAATAACTCATTTTTGACATCAGATTTCGCTTTGTCTAAAAGCTCAAATATCTTTTTAGCTGACAATGTTGATGTCTCATTTGTCGCGCTGTCATTAATACCAGCCGCACTGCTTGATAGGCTGTTGATTCGCTGATTCATCTCATTGATTGCGCCAACAAGTGTTTCTTTCTGAGATGTTGTCAGACTTTGCATGTCCCCGATAAGCTTTACAATCTCTTTATCTTTCATGCCGACAAATTCAGCAAATCCTGTGATTGTTTGGTAAAATTCTTGGGCTGCCATCTTATAAAGCTCCTATATTATAAAAAGTTTTTAATTCTTCGAGGGTTGGGATTTTTTCCTTTCTCTCGCCAATCTCTTTTATTAAACGCACTTTAACCTTGATGTTAGGTCTTGAACGTTTAACTAATCTAATAATCATCTCGCCTCCGTTATATCGTGGATAAGCGTAAATTCACCACCAGCAAGCGTTCTCACTAATCCTTGCGGACTGGTACACTGTAAATCCCAGCTTGCGGTCTCCCACTTCGCCCCTAGTGTTTTATCGTGTGACAATGTAACCGTTACTAGATTTTCGCTTACAGTAATTTCACCTGTTTCAGTTGATAGCTTGATAATCTCGCCTTTCTTCGGCTCAATCCACATATCAAATCGACTTCCAGTTAAATCACTCTTCCGCTCGTCATCCTCTAGGATTTCAAAAGTCCATCCGTCATCATCACCACGCACTGTTTCTAGCTCAATGTTTTCCATTTTTGCTCCAAATAAAAACCGCACGATGATTTCTCAAAGTGCGGTTGATTTTAGTTAAGGTTGATTAGATTACGATTTGACCGTTTTCTTTCAAATAGGAATAAATCCGTTCCAAATCAATCTGCTCTGTTGTTTTACCAATGTCATCTTTGGTTAATGGTTTACTCATCAGCTCTTTTGCGGCTACTGCATCAATCCATTTATAATCAGAAATGATTGGCACAAAGTTCGTTACAGAGCCATCGCTATCTTCGCCAGTACCTAATACATATTTAGCGCTTATTGAGCCGTCCTCTTGTCGGGAATAAGTGGCAATCGCTGAATACATTGGATTTAAGATTTTGTTGAATGTTGTCATTTTTACTCCTAGCCTTGTGTTATTGTTCTTGTGTTTGATACTGCGTAAGCTGTAATGCACAGTTTAGCAGTACGCCCATCGCCAAACTCAAAAAGTTCTGGTGGTTTTTCATCATGATTTGTATATAAAAACCTATGCGATTGATTAGCCTCAACCGTGAATGTTTTGTGCGAATTAACAATGAAGAAAATTCGCTTAACAGGCGAGGGGGCTATGTTTATCCACACTTGATAGAAGTCAAGAGCCCTATAAACAGTGATAATAGCAACCTCACACAAATTACCACCAACCAACTGATTGACCTCAAGCGTACCAGTGAACTTACCAGTTACGCCCTCTAATCTTGCACCTTTTATCGTGCCACCCTCAATAACTGAACCTTTAACAGAGCCACCGTTTACAGTTGTACCTGTGATTGTTCCGCCAGATATGGTATTCCCACTGATAGTTGTACCTGTGATTGTTCCTGCTGTAATTCGACCAATATCAGAACTAATCGCAGAAAGACTGGATACATTTAGCTTATCAGAAGTCAATGATCGTGTAGCAATATGGTCTGCTCCGATACTACCAGCTGCAATATGTTTCGCAGCTACTGCACCAGTTGCAATCTCATTGGCTGTAATACTATTAGCCGCCATTTGTTGAGTGGTGATTGATTTTGTAACAATCGAGCCACCATGAATAGCAGTTACACCAGCATTTTGCCACGGGCTAGGTTGAGTTGTGTATTCTGTACACTCTTCGAGCATTGGGTTTGCTATTTTAAGTGTGGCGACTGATTGCATGTCACGCATAACACAAGTAACTAACACATACCCAGAATTAGGTGCTGTGAAGAATACGTGAGTGCGAGTTGATGGGTCAATGCTGCCACTCCCCTCTTCCATCGCTCCTGACTGCGAATATCCAGAAATTCTTCTACCTTTTCGTCCAGAAAAAGCAAAGTCTCGCACCCATCTTTCACCATCACTGGAAAGCTCTTGCACCATTAGTTCGCCAGTGCAAGCCCAAGCATCAATAAAAGCTGAAAAGCAGTATCTTTGATTTGGCACAACTCTCACTTTTTGCGATGCGATCTGCCACCAGCTTGATACGGATGAATTAGCCGTGACTTCTGCGATTAAAACCGCTCCATTAGTGACTAATCCGTTAAACTTAGTGCTTGTTCGTCTTACTAGGCTTGTTGTTTGTTTTATTAACTCGCCATTTCCTCTGTTGTGATCCCACCCATAAGCTCCATTATCAAAGATTGGATTATAAAGTAGATTGCCACCAAGCCCGATTGCCATTTTGTCAGCAGTTATTTGCCCTGCCGCCATGTGTTCAGCTCGCACCGCTCCAGCTTGTAATGCACCAGCTCCGATTGTGTTAGCCCCAATTTGGTCAGCTTGTAAAGTGCCGACTAATTGAGTTGTCTTAATACGGATACCGCTTGCATCAATGCCATTTTCAAGGTATTTGCTACCGTTCCATGTATAGAGTTTACCGTCTGCGGTGTTGTAAATCTGTTTATGTCCTTGATATTCGCCAGTGTTCAAACCATTGACCGTTTTAATCAAATCAAGATTGCGGGCCGGTAAAGCAGTGTCAATGACTTCATCAACGATGTTTTGAGAGAGCTTTTTATTTAAAACCTCTAACTCCGCATCAATATCAACAGAGCTTTCACCACGCAAGCCACTTTGCTGACTAAATGGCCCAACGTTCACGCCTCTAGCGTGTCTTAGCCAGTAGTATCTAACTTTCTTAGCCCCTACTTCGTGCGTGTACATTCTCGCAGTAACTTTCGTTAAGCGTGTGGCGGTCTTAATATCATCGGTTTCGCTAACAAAAATCTCTGTCGCTGTGGCATCATTAATCCAATCCCATTCGATTGTGATATTTCCAAGTCCACCAGTAACTCTTACGCCTGTTGGTGCTGGAGGTTTATCAATAACAAAGGTTTGGGTTCTTTCGCTTAAGACTTGACCTCGCTCATTTTTAACTAAGATTACAACGGTATATTCACCGTTTTCTAGGCTATCTAAGTTTAGGTTTGGCGATGTTTGACCTAGTCTAACATCGTATAATGCGCCATCTTTATAGATGCGGAAATCATACTTAATAACACCATTCCCACCAGTCACATCGCCAGCAAATGAGATGCTACCGTCAGGATTAACCGTCACAGCGATATTGCTCACCTGTGGAACAGCAAGGATTGATGTTGTCTTAGGTTCGAACTTCGCCCCATTGTCAACAATCGCTTCTTTCTGTGGCTCGTGCTGCAAGGCTGTAATGGTATATTTACCTTTTGCCTCTTCTTTTACGGATATAGCTTTAAATAACTGACTTGCTACCTGTTGAGTAGATAACGACCATACACCGTAAGCCTCCAACCCTACTGGCTCTTGGTCTAAAGTAATTTCGGCACCGTTTACAGATGCAATCTTGATATCTTGATGTTTGGCTTGGGCGTTGATGTAACTAAAATAACTATTACCGTTGACCGATATTTCTCGGTCTAAGGTAACTTTCTTACCATTAACTGATAGAACTCGACCGCCAACATTAGTACCTGCGTAATACGTATCGGCGACTTTAATAATGTCACCGGGTACGTGCATTAAGCCCTCTGCACCAACAGTAAAGGTAACAGTTTTAGTCTCTAATTTCTCTGTTTGTAACAGCCATAAACCTGTGCGGTGTGCTTGTCCTCGAGATGTACAACCAAAAGCGGTGATTTTCTTAACGTTTAAGCCATTTCTACGGATAGATTCATCGTCAGAAACGTACTCAATCGCTTTCTCGTAACCGTTATCCTTGTCTGCGTATTCGACTTGTATTGCATTATGACGAGCCTTTTTCGCTGAGAATGTATAGTTAAACTCACCCTTCTCTACGTTTGCGTTTGTGTATGTCCAAACTGGATCTGACGGTCTATCCATTACAACCGTTAGTTGTTGACCGTTCCACACTGGCATTGCCCTAAAGATTGAGCAAATATCATTAATCACATCATACGCAGAGCGTTGTTCTGTTAGCCACGCATTACAAGTAAATCTAGGCTCTTGACCACCGAAACCATCTGGCACCAATTGGTCACAGTATTGAGAAACTTGATACAAAGTCCACTTATCTGCTCCGAATTCGCCTAATCTATTGCCTAATCCGTAACGTTTACTTGTGACTACATCGTATAAAATCCAAGCTGGATTATCCGTCCAGTCAGTTTTAAAAGTGCCATCCCACATTCCTGTGTATTTACGAGTGCGTGTGTCGTAATTGCTCGGCACCTTTACTCTTAAACCTAACAAGTCATAGGTTCGAGCTGGAATATTGCTAAAATACTCAGAGTCAAACTTAACACCGATTAAAGCAGTGTTTGGATAAGTAAACTCAGTATCAATAATCTCGGTGTAACTAGACCATACTGTATTGTTTTGCAGTCTTTGTGATTTACTATCTTCCGTTTTTCGCTCTACTTTTACGGTAAACGGAACTGGAGGTAAATTGTCAAAAGTGTGTTGTTGTAGATATTGAGAGCTGTATTTTCCACTAATTGAAACAGGGTAAGATTGTGAGCCAATAGTAATAACAAGCTCTACCGTTGTTCCGCTTGTGTCGCCATTTTCAGCCTGACTAAAGAGCGACTGGACACCAATGGTTAATCTCAAACGAGAGACTTTGTTATCTGTAACGGTTCGAGTAATCGGTAAATTCTTTCTAACTTGCGTTCCAACACTAACCTCTTTCTCCGAGGTATTAAAACCAGCAATTACATCTTGAACTTGGCTACCAACTCGCCCCTCTAATTGAACGTTGTTGAAGTTATAGGAGCCGTCTTTGTTTTGAACTGGAGTGTTGTCAAAATAGACGGACTTCATTCCATCGGCTAATCCCTCAATCTCACCATCTGAAATTACTTCAACAATCTTGACCAGCTGCTTACTTCGACTTGTTTCTTTAGCTTCAACAGGCGTATGACCGCCACCGCCACCTTTACCCATTGTTAACTCCTATTTCTAAATCGTGGTACCATCTTGCCTTTTTTATCTTCTGGAGGCTGTCGCTCAATATCCATTGTCTCAACACCTTGAGAGATAATTAGTGAGCCAACTCTAATCCGTCCATAAGCAAGTGGCATTGGACGACCTTGCGCCGCCATATTCGAGAGATTTGAAAAGCTAGTTGATTGTTTTTTCTCAACATCTTTTCCAGTGGACATTGATGGCATTTTTGTAAGCATTTGAGCTACACCGCCAGCCATTAAACCGATACCGCCAGCGATTAACGCTGCACCACCAGCCCAAGAAGTGAAAGCACCAACTACAACCATCACCGCACCAACTATCGTTTGAAATAAACCTGCTTTTTTTGAGCCTTTTAAAACTGGCGTGAAATGCACTGTCGCATCTTCTTTTAAGTGTTGGTTTAACCCCTGTTCAAGATAGCGGTTATCCAAATACTCTCGTCCGACTCTTACGGTAAATAAGCCTTGCTGAATAAACTGTCTTAACTTTGGAATTTGACTTGTTAGAGCTTGAACAACTTCGGCAGGAGTTTTGCAATCTAGCCTAAATTCAGCTCCAAACTGTTTAAGGGAACCGTAAAATCTAACGTTGACCATTCTCTGTGCCTCCAAATACTGTGCGTGTGTTTAAGCCAATAACCATCGTACAAATCACGCTTAGATAATCGTTTCGGAGCATGATGAAGAACCATTTGTTCGCCAACATAGATTGCTGCGTGATTCGGTACATTTGCCCCAACACTAATCAAAATTACATCACCAACTTGAGGTTCTTTAACCTGCTCAAATCCGCACTTTTCCATATTGTCCAAGTAAAGGTTTAATCCATCTTCCCACCAGTAATCGGGGCGTTTGAAATTAGGCAGTTCACAGCCTGATAGGCGGTAAAAATCCCTGAACAGCGTGTAGCAATCTGTTTCACCGTGATTAAATTCACGACCAATTAAGAATGGGATTCTCGGAAAAATATGGATTTGCTCATCGCAAACTAACCAAAAATCTAATTGGCTGTAGAGTTGAGTTTGTAAGTCTGATTGAGAGAGTTTTGGCTCACCTTGCGGGTGTGAGTGGACCAATGCCACAATCTCACCTTTCTCTGATGCGTTGATATAATCTTCTGGCGTGATTTCAAAATGGTTTTCCTTATCTTCTGCTACGTTTTCGCAAGGTATAAAGACTTTTTCACCGCCCACTAAAACAACAAAACCACAGCTTTCCTGTGGTTCGTTTGATCTTGAGTAACAAATTATTTCATTGTGTAGTTTACCGTCCATTTATTACCCCAATTTATCAACGCTGACAAATCCGCCATAGTTGTGTGTGTTATTTCTTAGCTTGCAGCCAGTCAACAATCCACTACACTTATCCTTTTTCTGGTCGGTTGTCGGTTGGTCTTTTTCGTCTGCCACCGCTCGCCCTGTATAACCGCACTCAACGCCACGATACAGCCAATTGCATGTAGATGTAATCATTCGTCCAATAAGTGCGTTATCCGTCTCGGACGGTAAGGCTAAAGTAAATTGAGCTACGTCTCGATTGAGTGAGGATAGCTGTTCAATCAAGAAATAACTCAATACTTCTTGCGATGGGTCTGCTTGCTTATTTCCATCTACGAAATTTACCGCATCGAGATAGTGCATATAGGCCAATCTACGTCTAACTACACCACCTAAGCACTGCTCAAAGCGATTACAAAGTGCGGTAATAAACCCACCAACATTCCCAAGTGTTAATGTCGGTCGATTACTCGGTCCACTGCCTGACATTTCAAAGCCATCAGCTTTAACCGCAAATGGCTCATAAGTCTTGCCTTGCCATACGATAGATTGAGACTTTTCATTTTTGCCAGCATAAAAGCGATATAATTCGCCGTTTATGCCGTCAGCATCTTTTAAACCTCGCAAATCCACTTCAAACAGCTCAATAAGTGCATTTTGCTCTAACTTGGCAAGATCTAGCTTGAATTGATTGCTAATTGCTTGTGGCATTATGGCACCTCAACAAAATCACAAGTAAACTCAGTAAAATTTAAATCCATCTTAGCTGGCCACTTGCCACAAACAGCTTTGATATTTTTTCCAGTAAACGGGTCCTTAAAAAGAAAAGGATGAATTCCTTTGTGTCTTTTAAAGAATTCATCCACTTCTAGGCGGTCTTTATTTTTAACCTTAACCGATACAGAATAGGAGCGGAGTAAGCTGTTAATCCCTTGTAATTGGCGTTGTGTATATCCATCACCGAATTCAATAGAGTTTACTGCTGGCTCATTATCAATCTGAAAATCAGGTCTAATGCACCATTTAAATGTTTCCATATTTACCCCTTAAGCAAACACGCCACCAGAACGCATATTATTTGAAATGATGCCATTGGTCTCACTTCTTGCTATCTGACGGATTAACTCTACCGTGATTTCGGTTTCGCCATTTCGTTGTCTTTGTTCAACGTTGGCATTAACAGGCTCGCCATTATTGATAACTTTAACGGAAATACTTCCGCCAGCCATAGGCTTGTAACCAGTTGACGGAATAGAGCCTACTGATCCACCTGTGGCATAGCCACGACCATAATTGAGATGGTTTAAAAAGCCAATCCCAAGTCTTGATGTTGCCTCTTTAGTGATAACGTATTCACCACGATGTACCACGCCTGCCGGCTGATATTTACCACCATCACCAGTATAACCACCGCTAGCAAATCCAACATAGCCACCATCAGAGTACCCAAAGGCACTCGCAGCCGACTTGATAGCGTTAAAAATCATCATTTTAACAATCATCGCTGAAATATCTTTCAAGATTGATTGAGCTAATGAGCGGAAGTCTGCTTTACCAGTCACAACAAAGTCAGTTAAAGCGTCTGACATTCCATTGAAAGCGTTTTGAGTGATTTGCGAGATATTACCAGCTACATCGCCAACACTTTCTTGGATTTGGTTTACACCGTCTTTAATGCCTGCAATTGGATTTGATTTTCTCTGATTTTCAGTTTCTTGAATTACCGCTCTACGCTCTTTCAGTTTTGCGATTTCTTCATCAAGTTTAGCAATGTTTTCTTGTGACATTCCGATCTTCAATCGAGACGCCTCAAGATCTAATTGATGATTGTATTG